AAGTCACCGAGAAGGTTGACGACGATACCGGGGTACTGGCCAGGGCCGTGGTTGCGGCACAGGTCGATCGTGTTCTCGACCAGTTTCTTGACGCGGCGCCGGGCGATCTCTGCGTTGAACGCATTGAACCCGTTCACGGCGCCCGGCTGGATCACTTCCCCGAAATGCCAATCGGACCACACGGCCACCGGGACTTCCGGCGTTGGCGCACCACGCTTGGCGTGGACCGCGACGGTCCATTTCGGCGGTGCGGCGTCGGTCTTGGCCATAACCCCGATGATGTTGAGGATCGCGTCTTCCTCGACGCTCGCGCGGTATGCCGCGCGCAGCTCGGCCTTCAGGCTGGCCACTTCGTCGCGCAGCGCCTGCTCGGTCGTCCGTTCCTCGAGCGTCTGCGCAGAGACGACAGCTTCAGTCGGCACGTACAACGACCAGTTCGGCAGGAAGTGCGGCTCGCCGCGGGCGAGCGCGGCTTCCTCTCTACGGACCCATGAATCGATCGTGGCCCGCGACTGGCCGAGCCGCCGGGCGCCCTCGCCAACCGACGACCCCCTGCCACCGGCCTGGCGGAAGGGGGCGAAACCGTCGCGGAGCGCCGCTTCTACGGCGGCCTGACGTTTGGCGCGCTCGGCGTCCGTGGAAGGAAGTGTCGGCATTCAGACCCCCGCTGCGGCGTCGCGTGCGAACGCCAGCGCCTTGTGGTGCTGCTCGTGTGAAATCGCGCCGTTGGCGATCGTGCAGTTGTTCTCGTCGAACAGCGCGGCGAACACATCGCGCGGGCCAACGGCGTAGAGGAATACCGCCGGAGCCACGTCGTCGGGCAGGGCGACGCCGAGGCCCTTGTGGTAGTCGGAAATGAACTGCGCATCCCGCGTGATCGTGATGGCGCTTTCCGGCGCGCCGGCGAGTTCGAGCTGCTTCAGGATTGCTGCTTCGTCGATGCAAGTCGACGCGGCGAACGCCGGCTGGCAAGCTGATAACGCCAGCAGGACACTGGCTACGAGCGCGAAACGAATCTTCAAGAGAACCTCCTATCCTTTGATGGTTGTCCAGATCAGCCCGAGCACGCCGACGGTTATGATCCCGATGGCCGTCAGCAGCGATTGCCGCTTCACGGTCGCTACGGATTCGCGCCACGCGCGCAGGTGCTGCATGTCTTTCTGCACTTCGAGTGCATCGTCAGTTCTGATTCCGAGGGTGAGGAAGATTTCCTTGACGGCTTCCTTCGCGGCTTTTGCCGCCACGTCATCGACGATCGCGCGGATTTCAGCCTCGGTCATTTCTGTCGTCCGAAAATGTTCATGGCGGTGTGGCCGCCCATGTAGAGGGCCAAATACGCCCCCGTGAGCGTCATCAGCACCGACAGGTCGATGCCCTCGATCGACGCGCCGAGCGACGCGTTGACGAGCGGGCGGAGCACCAGCGCGTACGTCCAGATGAACGCGAGGAGCCACATCCACGCCGGCCGCCACGCCCACGTCCAGGTTTCCTCCTTGGCCATCTCGGCCAGCTGCAGGTCGTTGGCGAGCTTCTGGCTCGCCACCCACTGCGCGAGGATGTCGGGGGTCTGTGCTTCGGTGGCCGTGACCGCCGCGCCAATCACTTCCGGCGATGCGGTCGCCAAATCGGCGCCGCTCGCGTTCTTGGCCACGGCGTCGATGACCGCTTCCGCCGCCGAACCGGCCAGCGGGCCGACGTGCTTGTCGAGGATTCCCTTGACGAGCGGCGCGCCGACCTTGGCCGCCGCGTCGATGAGGATCGGGAGCAGGAGTTCCATCACTGCACCTTCCTTGACGCCGTGTAATGCACGGTCGTTTCCGTCGGGCAGCCGTCGCGCAAGCAAAGGATCGGCTGCGCGCTTTTCGCGCCGCAGATCGCGCAAACGAAGCGTGTTTCGTCCTTGAGGGTCATGCCGCTACCGCCTCGGCGGCGTATGCGGCCGCCCGTTGCTTGTTGATGTGCGCGCGCCAGATCAGCAGGCCGACAATGCCGCCCGCCACGACGAGAAGCAGGATGATCGCCGCGGTGCTGTTGGTCTGGTCGATCGGCAGTTGCGTCGCCGCGCCGCCGCCCACGGCCGTACCGCCGGCGGTCTTGGTTTGCGCGGCCGCCTTGCCTTTGGCCGTTTCGGCCTCGCGGTCGAGGCGGGCCTTCACAACGCCTGGCGTCGCCGCTGCGGCCATCGCCCACGCGACGCCCTTGGCCTCGATATCGGCGATCCGCCGCGCCCAACCTTTGCCGAAGGTCTTCCACGTTTTCAGCGCCTGGACGAAGCCAAGCCGCTTGGCGCAGATCCTCTTGACCGTTTCCGTGTCAGCGCCGCCGGCCGACGCCAGCAGCCACTTCTTCGCCCGGCCGACGCCGGAGTTCACCGCCGCGTCGTAGACCGCGAGGTCGACGCCGGCCGCGAGGGTTTCGCCGTTCACAGGCGCCCAATAGTCGGAGCGGTAGATGTTGAGCGCGGTCTGGCGCGAGATGATCTTCAACTGCGCCGCCGTCGCCTTCGGATAGTGCTCGCGGAACTTGGCCAGCGTGATCCCGTACATGGTCGCGCCACCGGGGTCCGCCGGATGATTCGACCAGCCGCCTTCCCAGGCCGCCGTTACTGCGTGGCACTTTTCAAAACAGCCTGCGGCCATGACAAAACCTCAAATATGCGCAACTTTTATCCCATAACGCAACATTTTGCGCAAGAGTTATTGCTGCGTGTCCTTCCGCGTTACAGTCAGTTCCAGCGGCTTCTTGTCGTCACCTTCGTTGGCTTCGCGCGCACCAGTGGCGTAGGCCAGGAGACGGTTAAGCTTGGCGTTCCAGGGCTTTGTGTCGATTTCCTTGATCGGTCGCGTAAGCAGGTGGACGGCCAAGTCCGGGTTGAACTGCATCTCGAACAGTACATCCCGAATCGCCTTGTCGCCGTCCGGCATTGTCTGCAGGAACATATTGATCTTGCGGATCATGCCGCCGCCAACGAGCACACCGTACCGAACGGACAACGCCGCCTCAAGCAGGCGCTTTCCCTGCTCGAAAGACTGATTCTTCGCGGCAAACATCTTGTCGACGGAGTTGGACCCCGCCGTCGCGCGCACGTCCAGCTTCGTCTCGGCGTTCATCAGCTTGTGTGCCTGGCGGAGCGCGTTCATCTCCTCCGGCGAATAAATCTTGGCCAGGGTCTTTTCGTGCTTCTGAAAAAGCTTCTGCATTTTGGCCACGCTAAGCCGCACCGCGTCCGGGTCACCGACGATCTTCGACGACAGCCCGGCTTCGCTCTGCTTGATCCAGTCGCGCGTCGCCGCCTTCAGCCCATCGATCGCCTGCTGGTTGCCTTTCAACCGGCCGACGATCTCGGCCATGCGCTTGTCAGGATCGCCGGATTTCATGATACCGGCGACGGCGTTCTCGGGGCTGTTGTCGAGCGCAAAACGGAGCGCCGAACGATCAAGTTCGCGCTTCGTGTTCGCCATCCCTTCCTTCGCAGCCGCGACATCGGCCGACAACTGGCGCGACAGGGCGCCGCTGCGCTGTGCCTGTGCGAGCTCGCTGTCGACCGTATCGCGCAGCGACGGAAACTGGTCGATCGTGGCCCTGTTCTTGTCAGCCCACTTTTTGAAGCGGTCGAAGCGGATTTCGGCATTGTTGTTGAGGACGCCAGACTTGGCCAGATCCCCGAGCATCCATTCGCGGATGTTCTGCTCGGTCTGCGGCGCAAGCCCGCCGGCCGGCGCACCGCTCGGGGCAGCGCCGGGGCCTTCGATCCGCGCCGTAAGGCTTGCGTCTTCCGCCGGCGTGAGCGCGCGCTTCAGGCTGGCCGCGTCCTCCGGCTTGGCCAGGAACTTGCCGGCGAAGTCCGACGGCCGCGTTGCGGAGCTTTCGCCCCCCGTGCGCGCGGCGCGGTCGATCTGCGCACCGAACTCGCCGGCTTTGCCCTGCTTGAAGCGCGGCGCGAAGTTTTCCCGATAATGCTTTGCAGCATCCGGGTTTACTTGATCGGCCATGTAGCCGAGAACTTCACCGAGCTGGTCGAGCCGTTGCACGTCGGCGCCGGACCCGGCCACCGACTGCCCCGACGCGGCAACCGCGTTCTTGCGCGCTTCGGACACCTGCGCCCGCAGCGCTTTCACGTCGCCATAGGTGATGTCGCCACCCTCTCGCAATTGACGGACACGGCCGGCGATCGCCGAGTACGGCCCTGGCGCGGCACGCTCCGCGTTCGACATCTGGCTGTCGATGCGGTTGAGCGCTTCGTCGAGGAACCGGCCATCCACCGGCGTCTTCGGATCGGCGGCGTCATAAAGAGCATTCTTTTCCTGCCGGGCGGCTTTGCGGGCGGCATTGAACTCGTCCGAAAGCGCGGTCGAAACCTGCGGCTGGTTGGCGCGGAACGCCTCCAACTCGGCATTCTGGCGGGCGATGTCCTGCGCCGCTGCCTCCTGCGCCGCCTCCGCGCTCTTGACGTTCTGGCCGGCCGCATCGAGCTTTTCGTTGTATTGCCGCGACGCTTCGCTGGTGAAATTGCGACCCTGCGCGTTCGCCGGGGCCGTCTCGTCGACCAAAGAACTCGCCTTGGACCGGCGGGCGGCATCGCGTTCGGCGAAGCGCTGCGGGTCTTGCGTACGCAGAATATTCTCCTGCGAGGCCAACCCTATGTCGTCGGCGAGCATCCCCGTCGTCGGCATCTGCGACGGGTTCGCGACCTGGCGGAACTCGTTCGCGTTTTTCTCGATGTTGGCGACCGCTTGTGCCTTGTCTGTCGGCAACGCCTGCGCCACGCGGGCCGCCATGTCCATGTCGGTTCGGGTGAACGGCTGCCCGGTCGCCGGATTGATCGGCGAGTTCGGGTCTGCTTTTCCGCGAAAGAGGTTACGCCCGAAGTTGAAAGCCCCCTTACTCCCGGCTTCAGCAACGCTCGCCGCGGTCGACGCGCCGAGGCCGCCGAGGATGGACAGCCCCATCTTAACGAACGGGCCGGCAACCGAATCTTGCAACGCATCCGGCGCGCGATCGTCGTATTCCTGCGCCGCAACGGCCGACCCCGCGCCAGCGAGCGCGTCACGAGTGAGCGTCGCGCCGGGGTTTGCCGCGTAAGGCTCCGCCAGCGTAGCGATCGTCCGGTTCAAGATCGGCGCGCCCGCCTTTTCAACCCCTTGCGCCGCCCTGCTGGCCAAGCCCATGCCGGGAACAAGAGTTGACCCCGCACCGCGCGCGGCGATGCCTAGCTTGCGGATGCCGGGGCTGACTTCTTCGTCGGCGATTGTGCGCGTTCCGAGGGCGTCGCCAGCTTCCGACGCTTTGTCGGCGATCCAGTTCGACCCCCCGATCGGATTTTCGATGCGGCCGGGGAACGACCCCCCGAAAAGCTGCGCCGCCTTGTCCACGCCGAAGGCGCCGATGTTCAACGCCCCGGTCATAAGGTCGACGGGGGCGCCAAGGGCGTCCGCGACGCCGCGGTCGCCGCGCTGGAGCAGATACGCGGCCGTGCTCGGCGCCGGTTCCGCCTTCGGCTGGTCCATGCTGCGCGTGATCGAAGACAGTTCGTTCGCCGTCGCGGTGTACTGCGGCGACTGCTGCGGCGCGGCCGCCGCGTTGCCGCCAAGCGAACGCTCGATCTCGTCGACCGTCGCGTTCTGCTGTTCCGGCGTCATCGATAGGAAACTATCGTCGACCTCGATGCGCTGCCCGTTCAATTCGAGAATCGGCATTACTGAACGATCCTCCACTTGGCGCCCGTCGAGGTTTGGCCCTGCGGCGCGGGCGGGGGCTGCGCATTCCCGTCGCTACCGGTGAACTGCGGCACCGCGCCGCTCTTTTGCGCGTCGGAGAGGGTCTGCTGGTTGATGTCCAGGATGCGCTCGATCTGCGACAGCTTGGCCAGATATTTCGCCTGGCTCATGAACACGCTCTGTGGGTCGCCGACGATGTTCTTGAACGCCTGCACATCACGGTCGGACACGGAGCGGCCGGACTGACCGGCGAGCGCTTCCGCAGCCGAATACGCGAGCAGGTCGGACAGCGTTTGCAGCCCGGCCAGATTTGGATCGAACACGCCGGAAATCAGGCCGGGGTCCACGCCGTTGCGTACGGCATCCGCCTGGACCTGATCCACGGCGTCCTGAAGGCCCTTGTAGCCGAGGCCCTGCGCCAACGTGCCGGCGAGCTGCTGAATGTCCTGCACCGTCCCTTTCACGTAGCCGGGAATGCCGAAATTGTTCGGGTCTTTCTCCGCGTATTCGCGCGTCAGCTGCGCCAGGTTCTTGAACTTGTTGTTGGCCAGGATGTTCTGCTGCAACCCGCTCATCGTCGAGTTGGTGAGGCCGACATCGCCGGCCCCGCCCTGCACCGTTCCAATATAACCCCCCTGCGGAAGCGGCAGCCCGGTCTGCACGTCGGTCACGCCATCGATCGTCATGAACGTCTTCGGCTGGCGCGTCACAGGATCGGTGACGATGTAGTTTTTCGGCGTGCGGGAGCCGCCGGCCGAACCCGGCAGCGCGCCGAGCACTTCCTGCTGGTTCGGATTGAGGTTCGGCAGGTTGTTCCAGTTCTGCGCGAGCAGCGTGCCCTTCTGGTCGGCTTCCGAAATGATCGGCTGGAACGTGCTGCCCGGCAGCTCGCCCTGGCGCGCGAAGCCCGTCGAGCCATCGGGGTTGATGACCGCCTTCGGCTCGAAGAAGAATTTGTCGCGCTCGGTCTTCTGCGACTCGTCGACGCCATAGCGCCGGTCGGCGCTGGCCAGATCATTGCTGCGGACCGTCTCGGCCAGCTTCGCATTGAACGCGCCGGCGGTGTTGTCGTACGACTGGCCGGCGCCGACCTGCAGATTCTGCGTGCGCGGATCGGCCGCGCCGAACTGCGTCGCGCCGCCCATCAGAGCCATGCTGTTGAACTTGCTCGGGTCGTAGCCGGAACCGATGAGAATCGCTTGCGAGATCGGGTCGGCCGTCATCGCCTGCGCGCCGCCTCCGCCGGCGATGCGCCGCATCAGATTGTCGGTTTCCGTGTTCTCGCGCTGCGCCGCGTACAGCTTTTCGTTGTTGATGGCGTTCGCAGTCTGGTCGCCGAACAACTGCTTGCCGTACTCACGAAACGCACCCGCAATCGGGTCCGGGCCGGACAGCGGCGAAAAAATCTTGACCATCAGATGTACCCTCGGTTCGCCTGCGCCCAAGTCGCCGGCGATGCGTACGTCCGTTTCGGCACGGCGCCACCTCCGCTATACGACCCGAGCATCGAGCCGAAGCCGGACAGAAGCCCGCCGATCGGGCTGATCGGCTTGTACGCGCGCTGCTCGGCGATATCCTGCTGGTACGGCAGGATGGCCATGTTGCCGGAGGCGAAGTTCGCGTTCGTCCCGATGTTGCGCCCGGCCTGCACGTCCTGGAAGCCCTGGCCGAGCCATGCGTCGCCGTACCCACCGAGCTTCGCCTGCGCCTTGGCCGACTCCTTCGCGTCGCCCATCGCTGCGGCCATGCGCTTCGCGAGATCGGACTTGATGACCGTCGGCGCGGACCCCGACAGGCTCGGCTCGACGGAGCCGGGGGCGGCGTCGACCGCCTGCGTCAGTTGCTCCTCGCGCTGCTGCGTCTTGTCGGCGCGGTCCTGCTCGATCGCGTCCGCCGTCGCGTTCTTCTGCCGCGCATCGAACTCGGCCCGGCTTTTCGCGGCCAGGTCGTCGTTCTTCTTCATCGCGACGCTCAGTTTCTCGTTGCGCGCGGCCGCCATGCGCTCGGCGTTCTCCCGCGCCTCGTTCGCGGTAATCATCTGCCCCGCGGCGCTCAGCCCCGCGCTGGCGATGGCCCCGATAAGTTCCATTCCCGTGCACATCAGCGTATCACCGATCCTGAGCCGTAGCCCGTGGCCACTGGCGATTTGTAATTTGCTGTCGCGCGGTTATTCCGCGCCTGCTGGAAGCTCGAAAGGCCGTTGAGCGCGCCGGCGAAGACCTGCCCGAGCGGCGAGTACACCGGCGGGGCCACCAGCGCCGTCGCCTGGCCGATCGCCTGCGCGTTGATGGCCTGCGGGTCGGCGCTCGCTTCGTTCAGGCTGTAGAGGCCGGATTTGGCGTTCTCGACCGTGCCGCGCAGCTTGTTGGCAGCGTCGATCCCTTCATTCGCGATGTTGGTGCGCGCCTCGGCGTTCTGCCGCGCCAGATCCGCAAAGGCGTTCGAACCTACGCTCGAATCGAGCGTCCCGCGGTCGGCCATGGCCGCCGTCGTCTTCCCTTGCGCTTCGCCGTACTGGCGGTCGAGCTGCGGGAAATAGAACCCGGTGTAGTCGTTCTTGAAGCCGTCGTAGTATCCGTCGCCGAAATTGCTGAACGCCTTGTCGATCCCGATCTTGCCGAGGCTCACGTCATGCTGTCGCATGACCTCGCGCATTTCCATCGCAGCGGACGGGTCAGACTTGATCTTGTTGGCCAGCTTGTCGAAGTTGGCGCCTTTGACGCCGTTCAGCCCCGCGAGGATATCGCCAAAGAGGCCGCCCCCGGTGTCATTGCCCGAACCGGCGTTTGCGATCGCGGCCAGTTGCGCGTCGGCTGTTGCCTGGTCGATCTCACCCTTCGCCAGCGCGGTCTGCACGGCCGCGCGCTGGTCGAAAATGGTCTTCCACTTTTGGAAATCGCCTCGTTTATAGGCGTCGTATTGGTCGGAGCCGCCGCCACCGCACATGGTTGCACCTCAACACGGTGCTCCGGTGCAGCGACCCCCGGCGACGTTACGCTCGCTCAACGAGAAGTATTAGCACGATAGGAATGTTTTCTCAAACAAAAACGAAGATTTTGGCCGGGCCGGCGTCGCCTTTTTGCGCGAAACCGAACAGCTTCATCCACTGCCCGACCTTCGGGTGCGTCGATGTGATGAAGGACGTGATCGGGCCGAGCCTGTCGGCCACCTCGCGAAGTTTCGCCCGTCCGGCCTTGATCGGCCCGGCGCCGCGATCGAAAGCTTCCTTCGTCACTCCGAGCCACGTCGTGACGACGCCGTTCTGTTCGGCGATGGCCAGGAACGCCTGCGGCTGGCCATCAAACCACAGGCAATGGCATTCGCCGGCCATGAGGAAATGCAGGAGCCGCAATTTGAACGGCTCCTCGGGGTAGCCGAGCGGCTCGAACTCGGCGCGATGCTGGTCGGACAGGCGCTCGAGGACGCTCTCCACGTCGGCCCACATGGCGACGCGCCATTCCATCACTGTTTCTCCCCAATGCGGTGATGGACGGCTGTCGACGACAACGACGCAAACCCGGCAGCATCACACGTCATGCGCAGCGCGAAATGCGAGGTCTGGCCGACGAGTTTGTAAGCGTCCCGGTTGTACGTCGTACCATCGATGTAGCCCCCGTCGACATAGCGCTCCGTGTTGTTCGGGTCGAGGAGCACCTTGATGTGCCATGTGTTCACAGCCGCCATGTCGAAGCCCTGAAGCTGCTTCTGCGCGGCCGGATCTTTGGCCGAGATGAACGGTGTTTCGACCAACACAGGGAACTCGCCTTTGGCCGGGTACTGCGCGCCGTCGGCGCCGCCATACGCATAGATGACATCGCCCGCGCGCAGATAAATCGTCCGATCAACCCGGATCAGGTCCGTGATCGGCGCTTCGAAATCGAGGTAGCTCCACGCCACGATCTTCGACGACGGGAACTGCGAAAGCACCAGAATCTGCGCGCCGACGGCCAGCATGTAACGCCCGTCCGCCGCCTCGATCGCCGCCGACGCCTGTGCGGCCACGCTGTCGCCTTTGGTCTTCAGAATGTCCTGCACGAAAGGATCGATCGCGGAGCCGACATCGGATGCATAGGCCAGTTGGATGGCGTCGCGGGTGCGCAACGAGCGCACGCCGGTCGCGTCGAGGTAGAACACGTCGCTCGCGCCGTACGAAACGATCGACCGTGCGGCCAGGGTGCCGGTGTTGTCGAGGGGCTGGACGATGGAAATCTGCGTCGCGTCCGCCGGCAGGTTGTAAATGACGATGGCGTCGCGACAGAAGATCGCCACGTTGTCCTCGTATTTGGCCATGCCGACGACGTAATCCGCGCCCTCGACCTCATCGGCGATGGACAGCAAGATCGCCCCTGCCGACGCATCTGCGTCGGTCCAGTTCGTCGGGTCGGCGATTTTGCACGCCCGCAACACCGACCCTGTGCCGGACCACACCCGCTTTTTGTGGACGAAAACGAACAAGCCCGTCGCCGACGCACGGCCCGATGTACGAAAGTCAACGCCGTCGAGCGTGACCGTCCACACATCGGTGGCGTCGAAGGTGGCCGCGCCGATCGTAACCGTTTCGACCTGCGCGACTGCGGCAACCGCGGCCACGCCGCCGGCCATTGCCGTGTTGGTCGTGGTGACATCCCCCGAGTTCGTCACGACCACGGCTTTTCCGTTCGGCGCGGCGCCGGTGCCGGCCGCAGCGCGGATCGTCACGACCTGTAGCGCGGCCGTCGCCGTGTGCCCCGACGTGTAGCTGTTGTCGTTGATGGCCAGAGCGACGGCGTTCGCCGTCGAGGCGTTGCTGTCCGTCCAGTCGACGCGCCCGGCCAGCAGTTCAACGCCGTCCACCTTGATCGATCGGACGCTGTTCACTCCGGCGCTTGCGCTGCCCCCGGTGATCGTCACCGTCGCCTCGGAGCGGGTTTCCGTCACCTCCGCGACATTCGCCTGCACATGCGCGACCGTCGCGGTCGGCGTGCTGGCGGTTCCCATGTCGGTGGCGCTCGCGGCGATCGTGAAGCTCGTGCCGGGTTCCGTCGCAGTGATCTCGATGACCGCGCCGAACGCCTTCGCGGAGTACTTCGTTTCGGCGTCGATGCGCGCCGCCAGCCGGGACGCCACAGACTCGGCGTCTGCCGCTGCATCCGCCAGACCGTCCCACGCGGCCACGCGCGCGCCGTCGTAGAAATGGTAGATGTTGCCGTCGGCGTATTCCGCGATGGCGTAAATCTTGCCGCTGAAATTTTTCACGTCGAGCACGGCGGTCATGGCCACGCCGCCGGGCGCCGCCAACTGCTGGTAGCGCACGCCGACCGGCATCCCGGCCGGTTCCGCACCGGATCCGAACACATATTTCTGCCGCCGGATCGAGTACGCGCCGAACGTGCCGGCGGGGAGGACGTAGAGGGGGACGAACTTCTTGGCGCGCTCGATATCGCCGCCGCGCGTGATGACGGCGTTTCGCAACAACCACAGCGTGCCGGGGACGCCGGAACTCTGTGGCCGGCGCCTATCCATGCCGTAACGCCAGTCAGAAATCGCCGTGTAGCTCACGGGGCTACCTCACGCGCACAACGGCTTCGGTCGGCCGATGGGAAACGCCGTCGCCGCCCACACCGAGCCGGAACGCCTTGCCAGCGCCGGAGGTCGCCCGCAGCTTTTTGAGTCGGAGCAGTTCCTGCGCCAGTTGCAGCTTCGCCTTCTTATCGGGGCTGTCCTCGGCCAACAGTTCCGCGGCCGCGTACAAGACGACCACATCACTGTCGAGCCGACAGATGTCGTCCTCGTCGACCAGGGGCGCGCACGACCAATACCCGACAAGTTGCACGCTCTGCGCGCCGCCGTCGGGCAGGGGCCAGACCTCGATCTGCTCCCGATCGCCGGTGAACTTCACGTCCCATTTCAGCGCGGGCGATGTGCGGTCGTTCTGGTCAGGGTCGAAGGCGTTGTAGTCGTCGAAGCCTATCCCGCGTTCAAGCGGCTCGGCGATGCCGTTCCACCACACCCGTGCGTCGGTGACGCGCTCGTAATCGAGGCCCGCGGGCAAATCGTAATAGCGTTGCCCGGCGCTCAACGGGATTTTGGGGAACACCGTGTGAAGGTGCGGCCAGTCGTGGGCCGTCCACAGCGTCGCGTAAACGTGGTTCAAGGTGCGACGCAGCGGCCCGGCGTCGTCCGGCCCGGCCGCCGGCGCGTTGGCGCGGCGCAACTCCTCGCGAAGATCCGAAAGCATCTGCCGAAGGGTTGCGCCGCGGGCCATGGTCGTCACTTCGTAATGTGCTTGACCGCCCACATGACGGCCTCTTCGATCTTGGTCTTGGCGAGCGAGAGTTCACGACTGGCCCCGATGCTGTCGCAGCATTGAAGCAACTCGGCCCCGAGATCCTTGACGTGCGCCATGAGCCGCTTTTCCTCGTCGGTCAGGACACGGTACTGGTGGCGCATGGTGTTGTTAGCCGTGCGTTCGTCCGAAGTTGAATCGACATGGGCCATCAGTTGTACTCACTTTCCAGGATCGGTTCGGGGGCCGGTTCCGGGTCGGCGATCGGGTCAACCTTCGGCGCGCGCCGGCCGCTCTTGGGCGGGGGCAGGGAGTCGACGCCGTTGATCGTCTTGGGCAGCGGCGTGCCTTCGAAGCCAAGCACGCGATCGAGCGACCGAATGCGTTCGTTGTTGGCGACCGCCTCGCCGTAGATTTCGTCGAGCCTGGCGCGCTCCTCGTCGTCGCTGCGATCGACACTGCGCGTCGCGACAATCTTGATGATGCTTTCGACGCCGGCGTCCGGCGCCGTGTGGATCGCCTTCAGCACCTTGATCTCGGCCGCCGTCACATCGGCCTTCTGGACTTCGTTCAGCATCGATCCGTTGAGCCGGACGGTGCAGGTGTAAAGCTGCATGGGGATTTTCCTCATTACGACAAAAGGGCCGGTTTCCCGGCCCCCTTGTATATCATGTGTTGCGCGGATTGCGCAACTATTCACCTAGATCGCTATCCGTTGCGATCGTCGTTGGGCACCCCGTCGCGCGCAAGCGAAAGATCGATGAGCGTGTTGATCTTGGCCGCGAGCGTCGCGATCGAGTTCGCCACTTCGGTCTGCGAGTACGTTCCACTGATCGCGGCGAGCGTGTTGGACGCCGTGCCGCCGGAATTGTCCGTGACCTTCGCGTACTTCGCCAGCGGGAGCTGGATCGACACTTTCGTGCCGGCCGGGATGCTCGTCGCGCCCTTGTAGGTGACGACGACGGACGAGCCGCCGTAAGCCAGCGTGAAAGTGTCCGCCGCCTGCTTCAGCACGTTCATGAGGCCGCTGACGATCATCTTCTCGCCGGACTGCGCGAACTGCGAGGCGTTGCCCGACGGGTAGGTGAAGGTCATCGTGCCGTTCGTGGCGACGGCCGCGGCGGGGGAGAGGGAGAGTACCAGGAATCCTGTGGCCATTTCGGCCTCCTATCTGAAAGGGAAGAAGGCCCCGCTTTACGATGCAGGGAGCGGGGCCGTGTTTTCGTCAGGCGATCGAGTAGACGCCGTGGCAGTTGCGCTGGTTGCACACAAGGCCGCCCATCCAGGTCTGCGCCTTGTAGAACACGTACTTGTTCTCCGGGCGCGCCGGGTTGTGGGTCTTGTCGCCCTGGCCCTCCAGCACGTCGAGGAAGATGTGCCGGGTGTCGAGGACGTAGCAGTACTTCGAGCGCGACATATCGTCGAGGGTCGGGTCGTACATGAAGTTCGTGCCCTTGAACGAGATGTCGGCCATGCCGGCGTCGGTCTTGCCCTTGCTGTTCCAGCCTTCCATCGTGTAGCTGCCCTTGGAGCGAAGTTCCTTCTCCATCCACTCGATGAAGTCAGAACCGGCCAGGACAAGGTTCGGACGGCCGCCGTACCGACGGAGCTGGCGCCACTCCTTCTGCAGTTTGGTCACGACCACCTGCGCGCCGGCGTCCGCCGTCGAGAGGCCGAGGGACGCGCGGTTGCGCCACCAGGTGTTCGCCGACTGGTCGATGCCGGCCACCACGGTCGCGGTCGTCGGATCGTCCAGGATGAACGAACGGATGCCGGGGACTTCCTTGGCGTTCTGCGTGCCGTCCTGCCAGAACATGCGGTTCTTGTCGCGGGCGGAGCCTTCGGCCATGTCCTCGACCTTATCCTTCAGCAGGTCGACCAGGATGGCCTTCTCGCGGTCGGAATGGCGGGTTTCGGTCTTGCCGGTCGTGCTGTCGACCACCTCGATACCGGCCTTGGCCAGCTCGTGCATCGAGTAGGAGATGCCCCAGTGGATGAGCTTCCACGGGAACGTCGCGGTCTTCAGGTTCGCCGGGTTGGCGTACGTCACCGTGTCGTCGTGCTCGAAGCCCTGGATCGTGGTCGTGTAGTTGCCCTTGACGCGGATCGTGATGTTGTCCTTGCCAGCGGGGAACGACTTGGCGCCGGCCGTCAGCTTCTCCAGAAGCGGGCGGTCCTGCAGCGTCTGCGCGACGACTTCGGGGGTCGTGATGTGCCAGTCCAGCACCGCCTGAGCGATGTTGTCGGTTTCCTGAGCGGTGAAAGGCATTGCCGTAATCCTTCTCGGATTACTCGCTGCGCTCCAAAGCCGCGTTCACAGCATCCATGAGTGAGCCGGGCTTCGCTCGCGAGCGAGGCGAAGCGCTTCCGCCGGTAACGGGTGGGTTGATGGCCTTGGGCGCCGGGCGGAACCGCGATACGGTCTGCTCGACATCCTTCTTCGCCCGATCCAGCATGGCCCGAACATCTGCTGTGGTTCGGGGGTATCCAGCCGGGCCTTGCTCACGAAGGCGCTTGCCAAGTTCATTTTCCACGCGCTGCGTAATGAGGTCGCGCTTCAGGTTCCAGTCAGGATCCGAAGCCGCCTGTTCCTTGTGCCACGCATCGGCGGTGCTGGCCGCCGTGTTCACGGTCGTCTGCAGGTCGCGCTGCTCGCGCTCATGCTGCGACTGCTGCTCGCGCTCGCTTGTCCGCTGTAGCGCCAACCGAGCCTTCTGCAGTTCCTTCGCGTTCGCCTCGGTGATCGCCCCCCGTTCGACCTGATCTGCCAGGTCTTTCGGGAGCACATCGCCGGCGGCCGCGCGGACCTGCCCAAGCAGCGCTTCAAGGTACGGAATCGCCTTGTCGTACTCGCCCTTGTTGATGAGGGCCGTCAGTCCGAGGGCGTTGTCCAAATGCTCGGGCGTGACCGAATTGGCCTGCATATACCCGAGAAGATGGTCCATCCTCTCCGCTTTGGGCTTGATCGCGTCCAGTTCCGTGCGGATCTGATCGCGCTCGCCCTCGACCGAACGCCGCGCTTCGACCAGTTCGTGGAATCGGCGCTGCGTACGCTCCGAATAGTGACGCTTCTCCTCCTCGGAGAGTTCGTCGCCATCGGTGGCTTCAGGAACAGGTTCTTTCGAACCCGGTTCATCCGAGGCCGGCGTAGCCTCCGGCTCTTTCTCGCCGAGCGCGGCGTTCACCGCGTCTGCAAGGGAGCCTGCGCCTTGTTCGATCTCGGTGGACGGCTCCGAGGTTACGTCCTGATCAGTCTGCCCGAGGGCATCCGATGACGAATCGGTCATACGTCAAATCTCCTCGACGGAAATCGTCGATAGGACTTATATCCTACGAAATCGCGCAACTGTCAACCTATCTCGCAACTTATGGGCCGACCGGCGCCGGCGCGGTGTACGCCGGTTGCGGGCCAGGCTCGTTCGTTTGCGTGCTTGGGGCGTTTTGCCCGCCGACCGCACCCTGCGCGCCGGGATCGGTTCGAGGATCGCCGGTCGGCGCGCCGCCTTCCGCCCCCGGCGCCGCAGCCATCTTCGAGATAATCGCGTTGATCGCGGTGATCGACGGTACACCTTCGCTGATCGCGTCCTCGACATCGATGTCGAGAAGGTCGAGATATTTCTTCGCGATCGGGGTGGGGTTGACGCCCGGCAGCATTTGCAGCATCGGCACGGCCCGCTCCATATTCGCCAGCTCGGCGGCCTTGTTCGGCCGGCCGGAGCTGCCCGCCTCGACCTCGAGGTAAAGCTCTTTCGCGGCCTCCTCGCGGCTTTCCGGCGAATCCGGCCAGACCGCGCCTTCGCCGACGATATCGAGCACCGTCTGCTTGTCGACATTGAGCAGCAACACTTGCCCGGCCGCCCGCGCCAGTTCCGTCAGCACCTCGTCGAGGTCGTCGATGTTGTCGCTCTGCGCCGCGGACTGCGCCTGCTGCGCGATCGAACTCTCCGTTGCCGTGCCGCCGGACACGCTGCCGATCTGCGCCTCCTGGTAGCCGATAACGCGCATCAGGTCGGTGAAATGCGATTCAAGCTCGTACAAATTCGGATCGATCGGCGCGGTCGGCCCGCGCTGCAAGACCTCCTCGATCTTCTGCCCGGTGCCGAGCGTGGCGATCGACAACACTTCGTGCGCCGAGTGGTTGGCCAGCTTGGTCTTCTCGGCTTCGGCCATGCCGACGCCCTCGACCCAATACGGGCGCGCGGCGATACGGTGCTCGCGCAGCGCTTCGCGACTGCGATTATACTCCTCCTGGATGTCTTTCGCTTGTTCGACATCGGACAGCGGGTATATGGCGTCGTAGTGCTCGACCTCGTTGAACACGATCGGGAACACCGGCCAGAACCGCTCCAGGTAAACCTCCGGCGTCGCCGGCTCCTTGATGAAGTCCTTGTGGCCTTCACACACTACGAAGGTCTGCAGGTTCTCCTTGTCCCACACCTCGTAAACCCGCGCGCAGTCCGTCGCCTTCGCGTTTTCCTTGGCGGGCTTGCCGCTCTTGTCGTACGCCCTGAAATCGGTGCCGATGTCCACCTTCCATGTCTTCTCGATGCGCGCCGGCGTCATCTCGAACTCATGCGCCACCCACCCGGCGCCGGTGAGCGACTTCAGGTGCGTGCATTCGGGGTCGACGATGATCTGGTCGGACTTCGGGAAGTCCAGCACCAGCCCCTCGCGCGCCACGATGAACTGGTCGCGCTGCAAATCCGCGAGGTTGAGCCGCAGTTCCTCCAGCTTCGCCGACTGGTCGTCCAGTTCGCCCTCGGCGATTTCCGCCAGGGTCGCCTCGATGTTCGCGATCTTGCTGGTGACATCCTCGATCTGCGCGGACACTTCCGCCCGCGGCTCCAGCATCCGCTGGTAGCCGAGTTTGATCCACGCAACCTTGCACGTCTTCACCCGCCGGACGGCCGCCTTGATCTGCTGCTTGTAGTTGCGCCCCTGCTCGCCAAGGTAGTACTCGAACAGGTACTGCAACGTCTGGCCCATGCGATCGAGCGACAGATTCTGCTGGCGGACGGCGAGCACTTCCTGGATGAGCGCCATCGACGATGGGTCGCCCATCCGCGCCATGTCCATCGCCGCCTGCAACGTATCCGACCGGCCGTCCCACAGCTTGTACTGGAGCCGCTGCCGACGCTTGAACACCGCCTTCGGGTTCTTGGCGTATAGCTGACTCACCGTCTGGTTGATGTAGCGGGGCAGGATAGGGACGGTGTACGCGCCGCTGCTCCTCCATTTCTTGTCCGCGCCATACATCGCGAAATCCATGCTGGTGCGCATGGCCTTGTGCACATCCGTCCAATGCTTTTTCGCCTGGGCGATGCGGTCGAGCCACTGCGCGACGAGCGCGGCGCGGCTTTCGCTGACTTCGGCGGCCGGGTCTTCGTTCTCCGCCGGAGAGGGCGTCGTCGCGGGGGCATCTATAATCGGATCTTCGTACGCCATCACCAGCCTCTATTCGCAGCCAGCCGCTGCTCGTCGAGCGCCCGCTTCTTCGCGGAGCGCAAAATCCATTGAATCGAACCGACCGGCGGTTCATTGGTGTTGCTCGCCGGCGGCCGGTACGCGCCGCGCGCGATGACCAGCCCCATGCCAATGTGGGATAGCCAGTCCACGAAGTCGTCATGCGCGCCATACGGGAATTGCAGCAACTCCTTGCGTGCGTCGGGCCACCACGGCGCAAAACGCGGAAAATGCACCTTTTTCATCGACATACGGCCCTGGATGGACCGCGCTCGCGTCGGCTTGTCCTTGCTCGGGACGACCGGGTTGATCGTGACGAAAATCTTCTCCTCCAGCATCCGCTTGTGCAGGAACGGGCCGAACGACTTCGAGATCAGCTCGCTTTCCATCCACCACAGTTGCGGGCGGTGCTCCTTGAAGTGGCGAAGTAATTCTTCAACCGTCGCGTCCGTCTGCATCCGGCGCCAGGTGAGGTCCGGCAGCACCCACACGTCGTCCTCGTCATCGACACCGACGCAGCCCAGAACCGACGGATCGCGCTCCTGCTTGGTCGACACCGCGTGGTCGGACGCCCCGTAGATTTTCAGGGCGTGCAGCGGAGGCAACTGCTCCGGCCCATACTCGACGAGCATGTCGGCCTTGAAGTATTCGCCGTCGTCCGGCGTCGGATGGCCCATGTAGAGCGCGTTGAACACGCGCGAATCCATCGCCTTGGCCTCGGCCAGGAGATCCAGCCCCTTGCGGTCGGGCCACAGCGCCGAGATCGGTTTGCTGCCGAACTGCTTGACGATCCGCGGGTCAGTCTGCGGCTCGAGGGTCAAACCGAGGTCGGCGGCCAGTTTCGGATCTTCGATCACCGCCGGGATGTTGATGTAGGTCCACCGATCCGCGATCCCGGCGTACTCCTTGTTCCGCTCGGGGTGATCGGGGTCGCAAAGCCGGCCAATCAGATCGTCAGCGTGCCAGCGGGTGTGGACGACCACGATCCCCGACTTCGAATGACAGCGGGTGACGGCCACGCCGTTG